AATAGAAAATAACGCAGAAAGTGAAAATAATATAACGCCTGAATTAATAATAGAGATTATTAAACAAAATCAAGAATTTAAGAATTTATTATTAGAACAAAACAAAACAATTATTGAATTGTCTAAAAATAATTCTACAAATATTAATAATTCAAATATAAACAGTAACAATAAATCATTTAATCTTAATTTCTTTTTAAATGAAACATGTAAGAACGCAATGAATATTATGGATTTTGTCGATTCAATTAAAATTCAGCTATCTGATGTAGAAAGCATAGGTGAATTAGGCTATGTGAATGGAATGTCTAAGCTTATAATTAAACATTTGAATGCGCTAGAGGAAAATATGAGACCTGTCCATTGTAGTGACCCAAAAAGGGAATCCTTATATGTTAAGGATGCAAATGTATGGGAAAAGGAAGACCCTGAAAATAAGAAAATTAAAAAGGCAATCAAATACATTTCTCATAAGAATATTTGTGCTTTGCCTGAGTGGAAAGCAAAGTATCCTGATTGTATTTATAGCGATTCAAAAAAGAGTGACCAATATAATCATATTGTTGTAGAAGCAATGGGAGGCTCAGGCGACAATGATGCTGAAAAAGTTGATAAAATAGTAAAAAAAATAGCTAAGGTAGTTACAATAGATAAAGGTATCTAAGGTTCTTTAAGTTACTTTTCCAATTTATTATTTAAAATATCAATATTTTTGTTTCAAAAAGTGAATCGAAAAATAAAAAATGGACAAAAAAAATGTCCATTTTTGAAAAGTGGCCTTTGACTTTTGTAAAAAATTTAATTTTACTGCATATTTTAAAATTAGCGTCTGCCGACTTTTTATAAATTTTTTATTTTGTTAGCATATTTTAAAATTTTATTAATAAAAGATTTAAATATTTTTTTAATTAAATACAATATATGGAAACTTTAGGAAACGAAAATATGCCAAAAAATCAGCAAAAATTTTATTGTAAATTTTGTGACTATGGAACAAGCAAAAAAAGTAGTTTTAACAACCACATTTTGTCTTCAAAACATATAAAAAGCATAAAAGTAAACGCTTTAGAAACATTTGGAAACGAAAATATGCCAAAAATATGCTATTCAAAATATATTTGTGAAAAATGCAATAAAGAATTTAAAAATCGTTCAGGATTATGGAAGCATAAACAGAAATGTTTTGAAGAAGAAAAAAAAGACAATGAGCCAACTGATAAAGAACTTATTATGATGTTAATTAAAGAAAATGCTGAATTAAAAAATATGATGATGGATGTAATTAAAAATGGGACAAATAATACAAATATTAATAATTCCAATAATAAAACATTCAACCTTCAATTCTTTTTAAACGAAACTTGTAAGAACGCAATGAATATTATGGATTTTGTTGACTCTATTAAAATTCAGTTGTCAGACGTTGAAAGCATAGGTGAATTAGGTTATGTGAATGGAATGTCTAAGCTTATAATTAAACATTTGAATGCGTTAGAGGAAAATATGAGACCTGTTCATTGTAGCGACCCTAAGAGAGAATCATTATATGTGAAAGACGCAAACGTCTGGGAAAAGGAAGACCCAGATAATAAAAAAATAAAAAAAGCAATCAAATACATTTCACATAAGAATATTTGTGCTTTACCAGAATGGAAAGCCAAGTATCCTGATTGTATTTACAGCGATTCAAAAAAAAGCGACCAATATAATCATATTGTATTAGAGGCAATGGGAGGCTCAGGCGACAATGACGCTGAAAAAGTTGATAAAATAGTAAAGAAAATATCAAAAGTTGTAACGATAGATAAAAACACGTAAATTATTTAATTGTCTAATAAGAAAATAATTAAATAATAAATTTTAAATATACACTGGCAAAGAATCAATGTCTATTACTTCTGTAGGAATTTCTTTTTTAGTATATTCAAATGCTTTAAATTCAGGTCTCTCTAGTTGGGCTTGAGGAGTATGTTTATGTACGCATCTAGCAATCATTTTATATAATTTAAAATCAGGATATCTATCAACGCCATTATTTTTGTATAATAAATTTACATTTTTATCATCTAAACACCATTCAACAATTAGACGCTTTACAGGGTCACATTGTTCTAGATTTTTAATTTCACTCATATCATAAATTAAATAATCAAATATAGAACAAGCTAATCTACATAAATCAAAACTGTAATTTGGTTCTAATCTAGGTTTTTTATCATTAAAATAAGGTTCAGTATTATATTGAGTTGCTGCGTCACCTCCAGTTTGAAAACTATCACTACAAAATAATTTACCATTATATTTATAAATGCTTCTTCCAAAATCTATTATCTTAAATAATCTGCCATATGTTGGAACTTTGTAATATTTTTTTTTATAACAATAATATAAGTATTTTTTATCTGTAGTATTGTACATTACATTATTTGTATGAAGGTCGTTATGAGTAAAGGCAAATGTTTTTTGATATGTAATTAGTATCATAATTATTTGCATAAGTGCGGCAAACCATTCTTTTTCATCTTTTAATTCATCTGATAAAATAAGGTCATCAAATGTGCTTTCACAATATTCCATTCCAATAACATGAACTGGAAATTGTGGAATTGTAGCTTCAATTTTTTCTTCAATGTCAGTATCACTATCAGTTCCTTCGTCAGAATCTATATCTTCCCATTCTCCATTGTCTTCACCATCATCTTCCCCACTATTTTCTGAATTATTTGATTCTTCATAATCCTTGTTATCACTATTCTCTGATGATGTATATGAACTTCTAGAAGAACATGTAGAACTGCTTTTAATAGTTGCTGTTTTTGAATTATTTCCAAGAATATCTAAGTTAGACATATCAATTAACTCATTATTTTCTAATTCTTTTAAATTTTCTGCGTTTAAATCTGGATTCTCGAAAATTTCTTCGAATAATTCATCATCAAATGATTTTATTGACAAATTAGACTTTGCGCTTGAATTATATTCTATTTTAATAGGTTTTTTCTTTTTATTTTCATCCGGAAAAATATGGTCATAATCATTAATTTGGAATAATACATTTTTATTTTTATTAAAGAAATCAGAATTTATTAAGTATTCTAAGTCATCAAAAACGTTCAACTTATAGTTGTTTTTAATAGCAAGAAATGAACCGTAATAATCTAGTCCGTGTAAAAAATTGTGTGTTTGATTGAGACTACTAGTTAAGTATATAAAAAACCCGTCAACATATGCTGAATTGTTAGGGTCTATAAATTTAGAATTAACACTTGTTTCGTCGGAATTTATATCTGGTAGCTTAAATAAATCTTTGTTTGTGATATCATATTTTCCAATTAAGTATTTATATGGGTCTAAAAGAGGTGCTAATTTAAAAAATACATCTTTATCTTTAGTTTTTTGAGTATTTATGTTTTTAATTTTACAATTATAAAGATTACTATTTTCTTCATCACCTTCCTTAATACTTGAAATATACCATTTATGATTTAGGTTAATACTATTCCAATTAGTATCATTCAATGAGAAAAATCGTTTATAAATTGGGATATAATTTTGGATTTTAGAGAGAAATAATCCTGTAGGTTCTTCTAAACTTTTGAAAAGTTCTTGATTTTTTCTTTTTTGGTAATTTAGCTCAACTAGATCAACCATCATTAGCTATTTAATATATAAATTCTCAACTATTTAAACTTATTTAATTCTTATTTAATATAAATTTATTATTTATAGAATAAATATAAATAAGCATTAATATACTAACTAAATGGCAATAATTAGTGTTGAAAAATATTTAGATTTTTTATCTGATGATGAACAAATAATTTACATTCCACATAAATGTATTATTACTCATTTACCAGATTTATCAAGATTTAAAAAATTAAACATATTAAATTGCAGTAATAATCAAATAACTTATATTCCCAGTTTAAAAATGTTAACAGAATTAGAAATGCTAGATTGTAGTGAGAATCAATTAAGTTATTTGCCAGAATTACCAGAAAACTTGAAACATTTAGAATGTTATACTAATAACATAATTTCTCTCCCCACATTGCCAAAAAATTTACTATTTTTGGATTGTTTTCATAACCAGCTAAGTTATTTGCCAGATTTACCAGTAAGTTTAAAAAATTTAATTTGCGGACTTAATTTATTAGATAATTTACCAGTTTTGCCTGAAAATCTAGAACAATTAAGTTGTTATGATAATTATTTAAAATGTTTACCAGTTTTGCCTGAAAATTTACACACATTATTATGTTATCATAACAATTTAGCTTATTTACCAATTTTGCCTGAAAATCTTAAAACATTTAATTGCATGTATAATCAATTATTATATTTGCCAGTTTTCCCAAAAAGTTTAACGAATTTCAGATATGATAATAATGATATTTATGAAATAATAAATAGTTATGATTTAATTGTAATAAACCAAAAAATTTTAATATTAAATAATTTTCGTCATTTATATTATTCATTAAAATTTAAAAACCAGTTTAGAGAATTGTTATGGAAAAAAATAAGAGAGCCGAGAATAATGAAGCAATATCATCCTATAATTTGGAGAAAATTTTAACAGAAGAAGATGGCGATTTAGATACAGTTTTAAAGGATTGGTAATAATTCGTATTTTTTTATATAAAAATAGAATATAATATAATATATGTCGCTTGAATTAAAAAAATTTGATATGAAATCTATTAGCTTTAAGCCTAACGAAAATAAGGGTCCTGTAGTGGTGCTGTTGGGAAAACGCGATACTGGAAAATCGTTTCTCGTAAGAGATTTGCTTTATTACCATCAAGACATTCCAATAGGAACAGTAATTTCAGGCACAGAAGAGGGAAACGGATTTTATACAAAAATGGTTCCAAAACTCTTCATTCATAATGAATACAACACGGCAATTATAGAGAATGTATTAAAAAGGCAGCGAACAGTTTTAAAACAAATAAAAAAAGAAATGGAAACATATAAAAAGAGTACAATAGACCCAAGAGCATTTGTAATTTTAGATGATTGTCTATATGATGCTACATGGTCTCGTGATAAATTGATGCGTCTTTTATTTATGAATGGGAGACACTGGAAGATAATGTTAGTGATAACAATGCAATATCCATTAGGTATTCCTCCAACGCTAAGAACAAATATAGACTTTGTTTTTATTTTAAGAGAGAATTATATTGCGAATAGAAAAAGAATTTATGAAAATTATGCTGGTATGTTTCCCACATTTGAATCGTTTTGTCAAGTAATGGACCAATGTACTGAAAATTATGAATGTTTGGTGATAAATAATAATTCAAAATCTAATAAACTACAAGACCAGGTTTTTTGGTATAAAGCAGACAGCCATAATGATTTCAAATTAGGTTCAAAAGAGTTCTGGGAATTATCCAAAGGAATTACAGATGATGAAGAAGAAGAAAAATATGACCCAAATGCTATTAAAAAACGCGGCGGAGGTCCAAAAATTAATGTAAAGAAAACAAAATGGTAAAATATATAATATATTAATTAATAATTTATTATATTATATTTAATTTTTCTTAGTGGCAAAAGGTCCGCTAATAAGCTCACTTTGACCATGGTCGGTATTTCCAGTTACAATGTTCTCTCCTTCAAATAATTCGGAACGAATATCAGCAGCAGAGATAGTCTCATTATCTTTTGAGAAAGATGTAGTAGCATTGTTAACGCCAACTAAGTTACCTTCATCATCAATTGTTTGAGTTAATGTGTTTCCAGACTTTTCGGCATTCTTAATATTTTCTTCAA